TTCCGTTCATTTGATATTCATCTTCTTGATTATGATGAGATGCGTACTAACATGAATGGTAGTATCAACGATGTTAGTATCTATGATAATAGTTTGTTCATAGCAGACATGGTTGAAGACTATAACATTGCTCGTAATCTAAATCTCTTGCCAGTCAAGGTAGACAATGCAGATACACAACTACGAAAGTATGCAGAATCTTGGCTAGAAGCTAATAATTTGCATACTAATCAAGTCTATGTAGCTAGACTTAATGAGGAATTGCAGATTATCAAGGATAAGGAGTTTGCCCCATACTTTCTTGTTGTGCATGACATGATCTCCTGGTCTAAGTCTCAGGGCATTATGGTGGGTCCAGGGCGTGGTTCTGCTGCTGGTTCACTTGTATGCTACGCACTAGGTATTACCGATATTGATCCTATTAAGTATGGTCTACTGTTCTTTCGATTCATTAATCCAGAACGCAACGATTTTCCAGACATTGATACTGACATTCAGGATAGTCGCAGGGAAGAAGTTAAGCAGTACCTTGAGCAGAAATATCAGAATGTTGCATCTATTGCTACCTTCCTTTCATTCAAGGATAAAGGCGTCGTTCGTGACGTTGCACGGGTAGTCAATGTTCCACTTGCTGATGTAAACAGGGTATTGAAGTCTGCTGATACATGGCAAGACTTTACCACTAATCAGACTACTAAGTGGTTTAGAGATAAGTATCCAGAGGTTATTGAGTATGCAGATAAGATCCGTGGTCGTATTCGTGGTACTGGTATTCATGCTGCTGGCATTGTTACATCTAGTCAGCCTATCTCTAAGTATGCTCCAATGGAGACTCGTCTTCCTACTGGATCTAAGGAGCGTATTCCAGTTGTAGCAATTGACATGGAAGAAGCCGCTGACATTGGATTGATTAAGATTGATGCACTTGGTCTTAAGACACTCACCGTCATTGATAGTGTACTTAATATTATCAAGACCAGGCACTTCAAGACAATCAACCTTTCTGAAATACCACTTGATGATCGTGATGTATACAAGATGCTTTCAGAGGGGTATACCAGTGGTGTGTTCCAGTGTGAAGCAAGCCCATATACAAATCTACTTATCAAGATGGGTGTAAGAAACTTTGATGAGTTGGTTGCCTCAAATGCATTGGTTCGTCCAGGTGCCATGAATACAATCGGTAGAGACTATATTGCTAGAAAGAATGGAAAGGCTACCATTGAGTATATTCATCCTATTATGAAGGATGCACTATCTGATACCTATGGATGCGTTCTATATCAAGAACAGGTCATGCTTGCCTGTAATCTTCTTGGTGGCATGAGTATGTCTGATGCAGACAAGGTTCGTAAGATCATTGGCAAGAAGAAGGATGCTAAGGAGTTTGATCAGTTTAAGGATCAGTTTGTGAGGGGTGCATCTAGGTACATCAGTCCTGCACAAGCAAAGCATCTGTGGACAGACTTTGAGGCACATGCTGGGTATTCATTCAACAAGTCTCACGCTGTTGCGTACTCAACCATATCATATTGGACAGCATGGTTGAAGTATCACTATCCAATTGAGTTCATGTTTGCTCTATTGAATAGTGAGAAGGACAAGGACATGAGAACTGGTTATCTTATTGAGGCAAAGAGAATGGGCATATCGCTAAGGCTTCCACATATCAATGAGTCTGATTCAGATTTTAAGATTGAGGGCAAGGCAATTCGATTTGGCCTATCATCTATCAAGTGGATATCTGAGGGTATAGCCTCAAAGCTTATAGCAAAGCGACCATTTACTTCTTATAAGGAAGTAAGAGCATACAGCCTTACAAAAGGTAGCGGCGTAAGCAGCCGTGCAATTGAAGCGCTCAATGCTGTTGGTGCTTTGACATTTGAAGATAATCCACGTAATGAACAAAAGGTAAGATCAAATCTGTATGAGTATCTTAATCTTCCAGAATTTGATGTTACTCTGCCATCACAATACTATGCTTTTATTGAATCAATAGAAGACTTTGATGATATGAGATCTCAGTTGTTTGTTGCTGTTGCCAAGAAGATAAAGCGTGCAGTGGGATGGTCTAAGGTAGAGTTCCTTGATAAAACAGGCATGGTTGGGTTATTTGATGAACAAGATACCAAACTAGAAACAGGTAGGACATATCTTATTCTTGCTGCTGGTAATAGAATAGCTACATATGTGCCAATAGATGACATAGATCAAACCAATCCACTCATTAGATTCCTGAACTATAAGGATATTCCATACGCAACTGATGAGTACTTTGTCATATCATTCAGGAAGACTACAACAAAGGCTGGCAAGAAGATGGCATATATAACGGCAGCAGACTATAATAGGACTATTCATCCTATTGTCTGCTTTCCAAGCAACTTTGCAAATGCATACATGTTCTGCGAGCCAGGTAAGGCAGTAAAGATGAAGTTAAAAATTACACAAGAAAACACTATTGTATTGGAGGAAGTACATGGCAATTGATTTGACTGAGTTTGCATACTCAGTTCACCAGAATGCTGTTAATAAGGGGTTTTGGGACCATAATAATGGAGTTAATTTTTATATCAAGCAGTGTGCAATGATTCATTCAGAGGTATCAGAGATCACTGAGGCTATTGCAAAGAATCATGGCGAAAAGGTCGTTACAGAGATGGCAGACGTTATTATTCGTTTGCTTGACCTTTGGGCTGGCATGAATCATGATGGTCTTATTAAGACTACGATTGAGGATCAACTAGAAGAAAAGGCACAGTTTAATAAGACTCGTCCATACATGCATGGAAAGCTGGCATGAACCTAGAAGATATTCTTTCTCAACTAGATCCAAAACTACGAAAGCTAGTTAGTTCTGCTAATGGTGTAGAGATAGAGAAGCAAAAGACACCAAGCATTGGACTTAATGTTGCCCTTAATGGAGGTCTAGCCTATGGCAGACAGGTATTAATATGGGGTAACAAGTCAGCAGGTAAGTCATCATTCTGCCAACAACTCATTGGCATGGCTCAGAAGGAGGGAAAGATCTGTGCATGGATTGATGCAGAACAATCATTTGATCCAGCATGGGCTACCCGCCTTGGAGTAAGTGTAGATGATTTACTATATTCATCATCAAGAACTGTCAATGAAATGGTAGATGTTGCTACGCAACTCATGTCTGCTGGAGTAGACATTATTGTTGTTGATAGTATCTCTGCCCTGCTTCCAGCAATCTATTTTGAAAAGGATTCATCAGAGCTAAAGCAACTTGAGAATACTAAGCAGATAGGTGCTGAGGCAAGAGATATGACAAATGCGGTAAAGATGCTGAACTATGCAAATAATCAGTCTAAGCCAACGCTGCTTATTCTGATATCTCAACAGCGTAATCAGATAGGTGCTATGTATGTAAGTCATGCACCAACTGGTGGTCATGCTGTTAAGTTCTTCTCAAGCACGGTAATCAAGCTTTGGTCATCTGAATCTGATAATCAGGCAATCAAAGACAAGATAGCGTCTGGAGACAAACTTATTGAGAAGAAGGTTGGTCGATCAGTATCGTGGAATATCGACTTCAATAAGACTGGTCCAGCATTTGTCAATGGCACATATGACTTCTATTTCGATACCGATCATATTGGTGTTGATAATGTGGCAGAGATTGTTGATATTGCAGAACTTCATGGACACATTGAAAGAAGTGGTGCATGGTATACGGTTCTTGGAGAACGTTTCCAGGGGCGTGCAAAGGTCATTGATTGGTTGAGAAACAATCCAGAGAGGGCAGAAGAACTTGTCAGAATCGTTGGGTAAGTATGAAGTAATGCAAGGCAAGTTTATATGCCAGCAGTGTGATCAGATATCACATAGTGCTAGGTTCTATTCTGGATCACTAGATATTACATGGAAATGCAAGTCTTGTGATCATGTTTCTACAGTTAATATATTTAAGGCCCGTGGCTACTAATGAGTGAGCGTTCTGAGATAAAAAGAATCGGAGCAAAGGCTCAGAAGAATAGTGGTCGTGGTCAGATACAAAAGGGCGACGCAACACTTCCTGGTTATGTAGTAGACATTAAAGAATACTCTAAGTCTTTTTCTGTTAGCCAGGATGTATGGGCAAAGATTGTTACTGATACTTTGCGGGTAGATCCAGAAAGAAATCCAGTTCTTATGGTAGTTCTTGGAGATACTAAAAAAACTCGCCTTGCTATAATTGAATGGAATCACTTTGAAGAGTTAAGAGAGGCTAATGGATAATACGATTGATATTCTCAATGAGGTTAATAACTTCAATGAGATATCTGAATACATGCAAGATCCAGAACTAACAAATGCACTAGTGATGATTGCAAAGCTTATTGCAAATCCTGATATACCGCCAACAAAAGCAGCGCAACTTATTGTTCAGTTGCAAAGCTATTCTGCTAAGTTTGCAATGCTTGCATCATGGTACACTAATGTGAAAAAGGACGAAAGGCAAAAAAAGAACATATACTATTCTGCTAAGGAAGCACTGGATAGACTATGTGATGCGCTGAAGTATACGGCAAGGAACTATTATGGCTAAAGATATATTAAAAAAAATAATGAATAAAGAATATAGTCCACCGCCAGATATTATGTATTCAGATACGTTTGAAGTACCAAAAATAGAAGATCCATTTGATGGACTACTTGATGCAATATACGAGGGATATAGAGTAAATAATGTTCCAAAGTTTCAGACAAAGAAATCATTTGCTCCATCGTCACTCGTATGGAATCATGGAGTATGTCCAAGGTACTGGTATCTAGCATTTGAAGGAAACACATTCTATGAATATCAATCTGGCAAAGCTATTACTAACATGGATAGTGGTACAGATAGGCATACAAGAATTCAGCAGGCGTTGCAAGATGCTAATATCCTTGTTAGTAAAGAGGTAGCAACTGTCTATGACGATCCACCAATTTATGGTTTTGTAGATTCGTTTATTAATTGGAAAGAGTCTGAGTATATTGTTGAAATAAAAACATGTTCTAATGATGCATTTGAAAGACATGTGAAGTCTAACAATGCAAGTTCTTATCATGTTCTTCAGTTACTTATTTATATGAAGATATATAAGAAGAAGAACGGTATCATTCTATATGAGAATAAGAATACTCACGACCTATTAGCAATACCAATTAATATCAATCAAAATCATGTAGATTTTACAGAGTATCTATTTGAATGGATGAGAGAAGTACATGCAGCATGGAAGAATAAAACTATTCCAAAAGTTCCATTCAAAAGCAATTCAATAAAAATTTGCATGTCTTGTCCGTTGCGTGATGCATGTGTTGCCGCTCCAGAGGGTGACATTAAGATCGCAAGACGAAAGGACGAAAAGGGAAAATTCTAAATGCATTATTGCGTCTGGTGCGACAAAGAGTTCGTCAAAAATTCAACAAAACAAATTTATTGCAGTACTGAATGTCGCCAAGAGGCAAGCAAAGAAAAGATACTTGAGCGTTATCATGTTGAGAAGCGTAAGAAAAGACAGGGAAAAAGAAGGCTATGTGCTGGTGGATGTGGTACACATCTGAGTATCTATAATGACTCTGGCATATGTGATAATTGCGAAGTAAATAATAAAAGAATGAATAATTTCATGAAAGAACTTAGGGGCTACTTTGACTACGAGATACAGCAATAAGTCAATCATTGAGGCAATAAAACCTCAATCAATCATTGCAATAGACGCATCTACAAACTCAATGGCATTTTCATATTTTAAAAGTGGAAAGCTTGTGAAGTTTGGCAAGATTAAATTTTCTGGAGATGATGCCTTTTACAAGGCTGGAGATGCTGCAAGAAAATGCGTGTTATTATTTAGACAAATAAATGCTGAAGCAGTAGTCATAGAGTCAGCAATTTATAGTAACTCTCCAAAGACGGCAATGCAGTTATCAACAGTTCAGGGCGCTATTGTTTCTGCTGCACACATCGCTGGTATTAGAATTATCAAATCAATAACTCCCATGCAATGGCAAAACTATATTGGTAATAGACTTTTAACTAAGGCAGAAAAGGCAGAGATTGAAAAAAGAAACCCTGGTAAGTCAGGTTCATGGTATAAAGGAAAGCAAAGGGAGTTTAGAAAAAATAGAACTATTGAAGCGGTATGCAGTAAATTTAAAATAGAAGTGAGTGATGATGATGTTGCAGATGCAATTGGTATCGGATGGTATGTTTCTGATCGTTGGAATGCTATGTTTGAGGATGGGGTAGAGGATGCCTAAGCTCTATCAGTCAAAGACCTGGCTAACAAAAAGATATGTATATGATAAGAAGACTCCAGAAGAAATTGCAAAAGAGTGCTCTTGCTCATTGCAAACAATTTATGTATACTTGACGAAGTATGGATTGAAAGGAAAATAAATGGCAGACATGGTGAATCACCCTATTCATTACACAAGCCACCCATCTGGCATTGAGGTTATTGAAATTACTGAGCATATGGGTTTCTGCCTTGGTAATGCAATTAAATATATTATGAGATCAGAACTAAAGGGTAGGCAGATAGAAGATCTCAAGAAAGCCGCATGGTATATTAATCGTGAAATTGCTCGCCTGGAGGCACTAAATGGCAAGAAGGAAAAAGTATACTGGGATTGATCCATTTGTTCGTGAAGATCAAATGGCTGTCGATAACAAGACTATTGTCAAGGGGGACTTGATAAAAATAAAAGGGGTATATGGAACAGAGTTTAAGTTTCTTAATCTCGTCACAAATCCCAAAAATGGAGTACAATGGGTAGACTGTATTCAGATTTATAAGGGTCTTGGGTGCGGGTTTAGATCATTCTATCCAGATAGAGTGAAGCCAATAATAAAAAGGAAAAAGCGTGTCAAAAGAAATAGAACTAGTCAAGCATCTTGATCAAGTAAATGCAGTTGCAACTGAATATCTAAAGGGTCTTGATGCTTCTCAGATATCAAGAGAACTTGATATACCTCGCACAAGAGTTTTATCTTTGCTTAATGATTGGCGAGAGATGGCTGCTAGCAATCAGGCCATTCATGCAAGAGCAAGAGAGGCTTTGGCAGGGGCAGACAAGCACTACTCATCATTGATATCAAAGGCGTACGAGGTAATAGAGGCTGCTGATGTTACAAATAACCTCACGGCAAAAACTACTGCTATTAAACTTATTACAGATATTGAAGCAAAGAGATTAGATATGCTTCACCGTGCTGGTCTGCTTGACAACAAAGAGATAGCAGAGGAAATGGCAACGATGGAGCGGAAGCACGAAATACTTATTAATATACTAAAAGATGTTGCACAAAAATATCCATCTGTAAGAACTGAAATACTCTCAAGGCTTTCAGAGGTAACAAGAGAGGCTGTAGTCATTGACTCTTGATCTTTCAGATATCATTGAAGCGCTAGATGATAATGCATTTGAAGAAATACCTGTTGATGTTGTTACATTCGTAACTGCTCCAGAATACCTTGGGCAACCACCATTATCTGAAAATCAATATACTCTAGTTGAATGCATGAGTCAGATCTATCGTGAAGAAGATCTTATTAGGAACATGGGTGTTGATGAGGGAAAGAGTCATTTTAAAAAATATACCAAGGTAGAGATAATTCTTCAATGCGGTAAAGGATCAGGTAAAGATCATACATCTACTATTGCATGTGCTTATATTATCTATAAGCTCTTATGTCTAAAAGATCCAGCAAGATACTATGGAAAGCCACCAGATGACTCAATTGACCTTATCAATATTGCTATCAATGCTGAGCAAGCAAAGAACGTATTCTTTGATAACTTTGTAAGAAAGATTAAAAACTCACCATGGTTTGCTGGAAAGTATGATCCAAAAGTAAATAGTGTTGCTTTCAAGAAGTCAATCACTATGTATTCTGGTCATTCAGAACGAGAAAGTCACGAGGGACTTAATCTATTTCTTGCCATTCTTGACGAGATCTCTGGCTTTGCTAGTCAGAGTGCTGGAGGAAATGAGCAGGCAAAGACTGCTGAAAATACCTATCGTGCATTCCGTGGATCTGTTGACTCACGATTTCCAGACTTT